TTGATTACATCGACTTAAAGTTAATAAATTCAAGGATTTATAAAGAAGGTGACCAAGAACCGTTCTTTTTTGTTGACAAATGATCTCAATCAAGTATAATAGTGGTAATGCTGTTTCAAACTTTTGACGAAAAAAATGACTGCTTCATGATTTATAAGAACTCACAGTTCTTCAAAGAAATCACAGACGATTGCCATAAAACTTGGTCATACGCCCCTTACCTTAAAAAACACGATATTGAATATGCAAACTTATTTGCCGCTGGTCAAACTCTTGAAGAGGCGTGCCCTGATTCATGGAAAGAAGAATTAGAAGAAATTCAAGCGAGACTCAGAGCAGTTTTAAAATCTGCCGTAGCAACAGGCGTAAATCTAAAGGATATATGTCTTTATGACCTGATGCCGACACATATGCTCGAAAAATGGGCCTCTATAAAAAACAACATTTGTAACCACATCTTCGATAACTGTGAGAGACCAGAAAACTACAATGATATCCTAAACTTAGAAAAGATGATCACTGAAATTAAATCACAGCCATTGAAAATCGACACAAGCGTAATAAAGAGCATCACAGTACAAGATAGAAACATCATCAAAACACTACAAGAATGCGACAAAGTTATATCTTACGACCAGTTCAAAACGGTCACAGGCCGCTTAAGCACAAAAAAGAATTCTTTTCCAGTGATGACACTGGCTAAGAAATATCGTAAAGTATTAAAGCCGACAAATGATTGGCTCTTTGAAATCGACTTCAACGCTTGCGAATTGCGAGTTGCTTTGGGCTTATTAGACCACGAGCAGCCAGAAGGAGATCTTCACGAATGGAACCTAAAGAATGTCTTTCTTAGGTCAAAAGATCGCGATAACGCTAAGAAAAGGATCTTTGCTTGGCTTTATAACCCCAAAAGCACCGAAGCTAAGGTCGGAGACATTTACGACCGGGAAAAGATCAAAAGTTTGTATTTTTCGGACAATAAGGTAAAAACCATATTTAATCGAGAAATAGAATGTGACGAGGCCCACGCCGTAAATTACGCCATTCAGTCAACGGCAGCAGATCTCGTTTTTGAGCAAATGTATAAGGTTTGGGAACTCTTGGAAGGTCGGAAGAGTTTTATTAAATTTTGTAATCACGATTCGCTTGTTATCGACTTTTCGGAAGATGATCAATATATTCTGAATGATATCAAAAGAGCGTTCGATGTCACACGATTAGGGAAATTTAGAGTTAATTGTAGTGCCGGTAAAGATTGGCACGACATGAAAAAGCTCAATATTAATTAAGAGGAACAATGCAAACTGTCATAGGTCTAGGAAAAGCTGGTTGTAACATAGCAAATTGTCTGAAGGAATATTCAGAATATAACGTCTTAAATATAGATGTCGGTCTCAAGAAGACTAAAAACACATTCGGCCTGAAAAAGCAAGATTCAGTAGAACTATATGAAAAGAGCGTTCCCAAGTCCATAAACAAGTTTTTAGAAAAAGTAGATGCGGAAACGCTATTCATTACAAGCTGCGGCAATGTTACCGCCACCGCTCTGAATATTTTGGAGAGAATAAAGGACAAGTCCAAAATTACCTTGATGTATATCATCCCAGAAAGAGAAGGACTATCGGACAACCAAAAATTACAAAACAACTTGCTGTTCAACATTTTTCAGGAATACGCAAGGTCATCACTACTTGAAAAAATAATTTTACTTGACAATCAATTAATATCTGGTATAATAGGTCCAGTACCAATATTAAAGTACTGGGATAGTATAAATCAAATGATTGCTTCAAATTATCACATGATTAATGTTTTTGAACACAGTATGCCTGTATTCACGACTTTTACCAGTCGTATCAATACAGCGCGTATTAGCTCAATTGGCTTTAATAAATTTGATGAAGAAGAAAAATGTTTTTTTTCGCTTGACATTCCAAGAGAAAAAAGGTATTATTATGCTATACCTCATGAAGTTCTTGAAAAGGACTCTATGTTGATGAACCGAATCAAAGAGCAGGTTAAAGACGCGATAGAGCATGACAAAATGAAAGTGGGTTATTCAATATACCCAACCGAATACGATCAGTCATACATCTATTGTGAAAGTAACAGCACTTTGATTCAAAAACTAGCGCCCTGAGAGATTTGTCAGGGTGACTTTAACCAAGGAGAAAATAAAATATGTCTATTAATATGGAAAAAATGCGAGCACGGCAAGTGTCGCTTAAAAACAATGCCAACGGAGGCTCAAACAAGTTTTGGCGTCCACAAGATGGGGAACAAACGATTCGTATCGTCTGTACTCCTGACGGAGATCCTTTCCGTGATTATTGGTTTCATTATAATGTAGGGGATACCCCTGGATTTTTGAGTCCAAAACGCAATTTTGGCGAAGACTGTCCTCTTGACAGTTATGTACGTCAACTGTGGAAAGAAGGTTCAGAAGAATCTAAACGAGTTGCTAAAAAACTTGGCGCACGTCAACGATTTTTTGCCCCTGTCGTAGTACGAGGCGAAGAAAGTGAAGGTGTTAAGATGTGGGGATTCGGTAAACGAACCTACGAAACTCTTCTCGGTCTTGTTTTGAATCCTGAATACGGTGACATTACTGATCCCGAATCTGGAACAGATTTAGTGATTGGATATGGTAAACCAGCAGGAGCAAGTTTTCCAGAAACTAAAATTACGCCCCGTCGTAAATCCTCACCGCTTCATAAAGATTCGGAGAGAGTTGTAGAACTCATGGAAAATATCCCTGATTTCGAAGAACTGTTTGAAAACGGTCGTAAAACCCCAGATGAGGTTCAAGATATTCTTGCGGCCTATTTGGATAGCGAAGAAGCTTCAGAAGAAGTGGTAGTAGAATCTGCTACACCACAAAATAGTGTAGATAAAGCTTTTAGCGAACTTGTTGGCTAATAGTTTTCGCCGCAGGGAGGCATGGGCTTACAGATGTCTCAACTTTATCGAATAAAAGGAAAACTAAATTGTTAATTAAAGCAGTTGAATGCAAGGAATGCGAAGACATTGTTTATTCTAGGACGGAAGATGATTTTAGAGAGTGCTCCTGTGGTTCAATTGGAGTTAGCGGAGGAGTTAAATTCTTTAAATTTACGGCGCAACCTGCCGCTGGTTACGAAGTCAAGAAAATAAACGTTAAAACAACACTTGACAATCTTTATCAAGATTGGTATAATATGAGAGATGCTTTTGGCGTTATTAAAGCAGAGCCAGCAAAGCACGCTTTTCAATAGGAGAAAAATGAAAAAAGTATATAAGAAAGATGACCCAAACTTTAATGAAAAAATAACAGAAGTCGCAAGGCGATTTAAAGGTAAAGGCGGAGGGCCAGACAGCGAAACGGCTATCAACGCCTATAAACAAGACTTGGGAGATGGCTATGTAAGTTTCTATTCAGACAATAGCGACATTACTAATCTTCTCTCAAGAAGCAAAGATTATGTCTTAGAGGTCATTGACTACGGAGAGAACGTATCAATCAAAATTGATAAGAAAGGTTTCCGCAGTTGCTATCACGCCTTTAAGCTTTCAAAATAAGGAGAAACAAATGGCACGAAGAAAAGAAGTAAAAGCTGGCAAACTCAGCATAGACCAGATGAGACAGCTTATAAATAAAAAAGCTGGTATGCAAGTTGCTCATGACTTGAACGACGAAGATAACCCAACAAACGTAACCGATTGGATTTCAACTGGTTCTCGTTGGCTAGATAGTATGATTTGTCGTGGAAAGCTTGCGGGTGTTCCAGTAGGAAAAATCACAGAAATTGCTGGCCTAGAATCCAGTGGAAAATCATATATGGCGGCTCAAATCGCGGCCAATGCCCAAAAGAAAGGAATTGATGTAGTCTATTTCGATTCTGAGTCTGCTCTAGACAACTCATTTCTTGAGCGTATCGGATGTAACGCAAGTAATATTTTGTATATTCAAGCAACAAGCGTTGAATTCGTTTTAGAAACAATCGAGGAACTTCTTAAATCAAATGAAAATAGAATGTTGTTTATCTGGGATAGTCTGGCACTAACGCCTTCTAACTCTGATATGGAAGGAGACTTCAACCCTCAGTCAACAATGGCAGTAAAGGCCAGAATCCTTTCCAAAGGAATGTCAAAGCTTTTGGTTTCGATTGCGAACACACAATCAACTTTACTTGTTCTCAATCAGCTAAAGGCAAATATTACACGTTCGCCTTCCGAAGCGATGACAACGCCTTATATGACACCGGGAGGAAAAACTCTTATCTACTCGTATTCATTGCGTGTTTGGCTAACCAGACCAAAAGCAAAGGCATCCTTTGTTATGGATGATAAAGGCTTCAGAATAGGAAACACAGTTAAAGTTAAGCTTGAGAAATCACGTTTTGGTTCTCAAGGTCGTCAATGCCAATTTAAGATCCTTTGGGGTGATAATGTTGGCGTACAAGACGAAGAGAGTTGGTTCGATGCCATTCAAAGCTCAGAGCATTTAGAACGTTCTGGAGCTTGGTATGAACTTAAATATGAAGATGGGACGAGCGAAAAGTTTCAATCTGCCCATTGGACAACTAAACTTCAAAATGAGAAGTTTAAAAACCGAGTATTGGCAATCATGGACGAAGAACTCATCGAGAAATTCGACCAAAGAATTGGCAATGCTTCAGATTTTTACGAAGAAGAGGAGAAGTAAAAAATGCCATTGTTGACAGATAAGTACGATGCAAAAGAAGATAGAAAAAATTTAAATCACATTTCAAGGCTTCACGGAAAGACGAAGCTGGATGGTAATTTCCAGAGATGGGGAGGAATCGATAGAGGCTCTGGCTGGCCCATTAAGATGGGGAATGATTACCTTAAGAGTTTATTAGAGGGGAGTGTCTATAATCATATTATTGTAGTAGAAACAAAAGAAGCCCTTAAATACGCCACAGAAATGGGCGATACAGAGTCTGAGATGTACTTCGAACAAGTTTCAGAAGAAGGCTTCGAGTATGTAAGCATCGATGGAAACAATTCTAGTAGTTATATTGCAGCCTTTGTTAAAGATGACGACCGTGTACAGCCCAAGGGAAAAAGGTTTTCTGAATATTCCAGCGAAGAACAAGAAGAAATTAAATATACTGAAAAGGTTAACGTTATTACATTGCGTAGGATCGGTATTGTTGATATGTGTAATCTTTTTCGTCGCTTGAACACCAATACTGCATTAAACAATCAAGAGTGGAGACAAGCAAGATGGTCTTCTCTCTCCGATGCGATTCGAGAACTTGGTGCCACATACCGCAAACTGTTTAAAAATCTTACTTTTGGAAAAGACGAAGATTTAGATAAAAGATATCACGAGGAAATGATTGCACAACTTGCTTTAAAGTTTACTAGGTCAATTGATTTAAAGAAAGGTGCTCTAGATCGTTTTTATGAGACCGCCGCAGAATTAGAACCTAAAGTGCTAGAGCGCCTTAAGAGCATTTTGAAACAAATTGAAAAATTTGAGGTCGCGCCTCTCAAACACAAGTTTACCAAGGGACAACTACACAGTTTATTTGAAATTGTTGATATTGTCATACAAAGCTATGACATTAGTGAAGGAAAACGGTTTTTTGATTGGTTTGTAGAGCTTGATGCCGACTTCCGTTACACTTCTAAAGATATTACTGAGGAAAATCAATCAGAGCTATCCTATACATATTGGACGAAATATAATACAAATTCTGAAAACTATTTAAAGACCAGGAAGCTTTTAAATCACTCTTTTGAAGCTTCTTGCGAAAAACTTCTCGAAGACGGTGTTTTAAAACGGCGAAGAACCTCAAACGATTCTTTTACCTTTAATGAAAAACGCGATTTGTACGTTTTGCAAGATGGTAAAACACGGGAGGGTGATGACATAAAAATTATTGATTTATATTTAGGTGGGCAATATGAGGCAGATCACGTCAAATCGATCAAGAACGGTGGCCAAACCACATTAGCGAATGGCGAGTTAATGACAATGGAAAAAAATCGCTCCAAGGGATCAAAAGATAATGAGCCTCATTTCCCTCATCAAAAAGCCCCAGAACCTGACAAGGAAATTATCATGATGACGAGTGAAGGATAACACGTCTTTTTATAGTAAACATACTATTTATTATACAATTTAGAGGAACTGCCTGTGAAAATCACCAAATCCCGCATGAAACAAATCATCAAAGAAGAAATTCAAAAAGCACTAACGGAACAAAACAAGCCATGTAGATTCCCGCGTATGCCTTTACAGGTTCAGGGAATGGAACTGTGGCCAGAAGATCGAATGGAAACAAAGTATGCCATGCTTCCAAAAAGCAGCGGCGGCGGGTTTGACCCAACGAGATACCACGGGCCGACAAGGTCGGTCCCCCAGCAGGTATGGTATATTTATGGTCCCAAGGGCAAAAAACTGCTACACGACAGCAAGACCACAGGACAATTTATGATTTGGTATCAGGAAAACGGTTGTGCGTTGCCGCCTGATGTTACTATTGGCCGCTCTTACATGGACCCCCTGAACGGCCGCGAAGTCAAAGTCAATGCTACATCGGCCTTTCCGCGTCAAGAAGATAAGCCTGTAGAACTTGAAAGAGAAGAAGACCCACCAGAACTTGATCCAATAGATATCCCACCAGAGGGAGAAGAGGGAACTCTGGCTGGCGGCGGCGGCCCAGGAGGTTGCGGCCCAAGGCCACCTTTAAGCAAAAACTGGCGAGAGAAAGCTTGGGCAAGTTCAGAAAGAAAAACTTTCCGCGCCTGGAAAAAGTGTGTGAGAAACGCCAAGTCAAAATAACAATTCAGTAATAAAAAATATACTTTTTCCTTGCTTTTTGTTCAATAACGTGTTATAGTTGTTATGTACTTAATTATTAGGAGAAGGTATGAACCTTAAAAAATACAAACATCTATTTAACATTCATCTCGCGGCCTCGACAGCAGTATCGGCCCTTTTTCATTTTGCTTTCATCTTAGCGGCCCTTTTCTTGTGGACAGAACTGCCGAACTTAGAAAGAGACCAACCAATCTTTAAAGAGCTTCAAGTTCACTTTAAAGACGCCCCAAGTCAATATTTAGAGCAACACGAGATAGATGAGATATTGCGAAAAGAAGAGGCTTGGAATAACTTGTCCGATGAGGATAAAGAATCTCACTCTACGCTTCCGAAATCATCATCGGTGCCCTTGGTTCCCCTCGTTCAAGATTCCAAAGCTTTTCCACAATTAAAATAAAACCATAAAAACTTCTTGACAGATAATTACATTTTATATAAAATGTATAAGATATAAGGAGTTTTAATGAGTATTATCTTACTGACAACCACACTATTACTATCACAACAATGTTCATATGATTGCGAAATCACATATGATGAGATATATGAGCAAGTGATGTATCACACCTTTAAGACAAAGGCACCAACCGATAAGCAAGAGCAAGTTCTGCTTGACCTAATCAAACTAGAAAAGGACTGGCGGAGAGCTACCCCATCATTTCCTAAAAGCCTTTTGGGGTTTTCTATTGCCGCAGCTTATGTAGAATCAAGGTACAATCCACTTGCCAAAGGCGACTGGAGAACAGACCGGCGAGGAAGAAAAATAGCCAAAGCCATTGGCGTTTTACAACTTTGGCCTTGGTGGGAAGACTACTATAATGTAAATCGCAGAGACCACATCCAATCAGCAAGTGCTTGGCTTGCTCACGTTTCTCGTAGACATGTGAAGATTCAAAAGAAAAAGATGTGCCCCCGCAACTTCTCAGCAGAACGAAAATGGATAGTAGCTTGGGTACAAACAACACGCGGAGCACCAGTAAATAAAGCAAATCGTTTCCGGTGTTTTCAAAAGCCCACTCACTATCGCCTTCTACGACGATGGAAAAGACAAATCCTCAAACGACGAAGCGAGGAAGACGGATGTTAAAAACTAAACGTGTTATGATAATAGATTCACTAAACTTGTTTCTAAGGTCATATATTGTAAACCCCACAATGTCGAAAGACGGAAATCCGATTGGTGGAGCCGTTGGCTTCCTTAAGTCTCTACAAAAGCTTTCCCGCGAAATAAAACCAGACGCAATCATTGTTTGCTGGGATGGCAGAGGCGGCAGCAAAAAAAGAAAGCAAATCAACAAAAACTATAAAGAAGGACGAGCGCCAATTCGCCTGAACAGAAGTATCAAAGTTCTTAGCGAAGAACAAGAGAATGAAAATAGAATTTGGCAGATGCACAGAATATTTGAATATCTTAACAACTTCCCAGTTATTCAGTTGATGGCCGATGAAGTAGAAGCAGATGACATTATCTCGTATATAACTCGTTTCTCTTGCTTCAAAGAAGACCAGAAGGTGATCGTTTCAAGCGACAAAGACTTTTACCAGTTATTGGATGACAAGACAGTTCTTCACCGTCCAATTCAAAAACAATATTTAAATAAACTTGACATTCTTGAAGAACATGGAATCCATCCGACAAATTTTGCTTTGGCTCGTGCAATGGTGGGAGACAAATCTGATAATCTCGTTGGAGTACCGGGAGTTGGACTCAAAACAGTAGCCAAAAGATTTAACTTTTTTGCGAAAGAAGAGGACGTAACAATCCCAGAATTGATAGAGTTCTGCTCCAATCAGGAGAGCAAAGTTAAGGCTTTTCAGTCTATTATTGACAACGAAGAACTAATTAAAGAGAACTATAGTCTTATGCAACTCTATAGTCCAAGCTTGTCAATCCAGACCAAACATAGAATGGACTGGGCCATTGACAACTTTGAATCAGAGTTTAATAAGACTGAAACAGATTTGATGATGTTCACTGACGGTATCAGTGATAATTATTGGTCAGACCTGTTTCAAGATTTTAGGCGAATTTGCCGGGATAATAAATAATGGTTGTATTTGAATTAAGTGTGGCAGCTTTTGTATTATCAATGATGATCAATTGTGCCGTGACCATGAACAACAAAAAATAACTCACGAGGAAAATATGTATAAATTAAAACCGTTCATTTTTGAAAACAGTATTGTACCAGTTCTGCTTTCAAAAATCTCTCCAATGGAGATTCAAGCAGTTAGTTTTGCCTGCTTTGTATGGTGTAGGAGCGACGCATCCGATACACTAAAGAGACATGAAACAATTCACTTCTATCAGCAGCTTGAAATGTTGTTTGTTCTTCAGTGGGTTTTGTATGCTGTCTTTTATGTTTATGGCAGATTCAAGCACGGCTCATGGTACGAGGGCTATTTCTTGAATCCTTTTGAACAAGAAGCCTACCAGAACCAAGCCAATGTCAATTATTTCAAAGAGCGCAAACTTTGGGCCTGGACCAGATATATTAAAAGAGGGTAATATGAGTGAAAAAGATTTTATTAATAGTTTTACTGAGCTTTTTGTTTTCTCCCTGCTCTCTTGCCAAACCTCCACTAAAACAAAAGTTTTATGATTTTGGCGAGCAAGTTATCGATGGAGAAATACGCAAACCAACTGCCTTATATATGGACGCTCGAAACAGGGCAAGATTTGGTAGACTACTCAGACTCAAAAAGAGCTTCTTGCCTGACCTTTTCAAAACCGCTAAGAACAAAGTGTTCAAATAAAAATAATTTACCAATCCTTTCTAAGACTTACAAAATAGCTTGACTTGTTTAAAAACATATATTATACTTACTTTATATTTCAATGAGGTGATATGGAAAATTTAGGTATCTTCGGTAAGAGTTTTCAGGAAAATTTATGTAAGTTGTTGGTATATGACCGACCCTTTTGCGACCAAATGCAAGAAGTGTTAGATACGGGCTTTTTTGAGCTAAAGTATCTTCAAGTCTTTGCCAAGAAACTCTTCGACTATAAAGACAAATACAAGACACACCCAGTCAATGGGACGTTGAATTCTATCTTCAATACAGAGTTGGAGCTAGAAAACGACATTATTCAAAAACAAGTTAAACAATTCTTCGTTCGGATACAGGCAACCCCTGAAACTGACGATAAAGAATATATAAAAACAGCAAGCCTTGATTTCTGTAAAAAGCAGGTTTTAAAACATGCGATGATGAAATCGGTTCCGCTACTAAATAAATGCTCTTTTGAAGAGATTGAAAAGTTAATTACAAAAGCTCTCCGTTCGGGCCTGGACAATGACTTTGGTTACGATTACATCAAAGACTTTGAGGAACGTTTCAAATTTAAGGCAAGAAACCCAATATCAACCGGCTGGTCAAAGATTGACAAAATTACAAAAGGCGGCCTTGGCATAGGAGAGCTTTCTGTCGTTGTGGCCCCAACAGGCGCAGGTAAATCTCATGTTCTAGTACACTTAGGTGCTCAAGCACTAAAACAGGGCAAAAACGTTGTTCATTATACATTGGAATTGGCCGACACAGCCGTTGCCAAACGATATGATGCTTGTCTCACGGGTCACAATCTTGACGACCTTTTAGAACAAAAGGATGACATTTTAGAGAAAATCAAAGAAGTTGATGGACAACTGATAATCAAAGAGTATCCTACAAAGTCTGCCTCAACCACAACAATAAGAAATCATTTGGAAAAAGTCAAACAAACACAAATGGAAGTGGACATGGTTATCGTAGATTATGGAGACCTTCTCCGCAGTGTACACAGAAATACAGAAAAGAGGCACGACCTTGAATCAATCTACGAAGATTTGAGGGGACTCTCTCAGGAATTCCGTTGCCCTGTGATTACAGCTTCACAAACAAACAGAAAAGGTTTGAATGAAGAAGTGATTACCATGGAGTCTATTTCCGAAGCGTTCAACAAATGCTTTGTTGCCGACTTCATTATCAGTCTCTCAAGAACAATAAAAGATAAAAATAGCAACATTGGAAGACTTTTCATTGCTAAAAATAGAAATGGACCCGATGGAATTATCTTTTCTGTCTTCATGGACCCCGGCTCTGTTTGCATAAAAGTTCTCGAACAGGACGATGTTTGTGAGATTCAGCGGAATGAGGTGAATAATAGAAATAAGCGGGATATGGATGCCGCTAAACGAGTTTATAAAGAAATGTTTAAAAATAAGGAGAAACAATAATGGAAGAGAACGTTGCTAATGAAATTCTATCAGATATAACAGTTCATATGAAATACGCTCGCTACTTGCCCAAAAAAGAACGTCGAGAGACTTGGGAAGAGCTTGTAACCCGAAATAAGAAGATGCATCTTAAAAAGTTTCCTGAACTTAAAAAGGAAATCAGCGCAGCCTACACATACGTTTACGATAAAAAGGTATTACCCTCAATGCGCTCCATGCAATTTGGTGGTAAACCCATTGAGGTCGCCCCCAATAGAATTTTTAATTGTGCCTACTTACCAATCGACGACTGGCGAGCCTTTAGCGAAACAATGTTTTTGCTGTTGGGCGGTACCGGCGTTGGTTATAGCGTTCAGAAGCACCATGTTGAAAATCTTCCAGAGATTCAGAAACCCTCTGTCAAGCGCACCCGACGATTCCTCGTAAACGATTCCATTGAAGGCTGGGCAGATGCTGTTAAAGCTTTGATGGGAAGCTATTTTAAGGGTGGCTCCAAGGTCCGATTCGATTATAGCGATATCCGAGCAAAAGGCGAAAAACTTGTAACTTCCGGCGGTACTGCTCCCGGCCCTCAACCACTCAAAGAGTGCCTCGTAAAGATTGATGGTATACTCAGAGAGAAAGAATCAGGCGACAAGCTTTCTACCTTGGAAGTGCATGACATCATTTGTTATGTTGCTGATGCGGTTTTGGCTGGTGGTATTCGCAGAGCAGCCCTCATTTCACTATTCAGCGCTGACGATAAAGAAATGCTTGCCGCAAAAACCGGCAATTGGTGGGAGCAAAACCCACAAAGAGGCAGAGCAAACAATTCTGCTGTTCTAATGAGACATTTAATTACAAAAGACTTCTTTAAAAGTCTTTGGCAGCGAGTTCAAGCTTCCGGTTGCGGAGAGCCTGGATTTTATTTTTCCAACGATAAGGACTGGGGGACGAATCCTTGCTGCGAAATCGCTTTGAGACCCTTTCAGTTTTGCAATTTGGTAGAGATCAACGCAAGCGACTTAAGTTCTCAAGATGAATATGAAGATAGGTCAAAGGCCGCTTCTTTCATTGCAACTCTGCAAGCCTCTTACACCGACTTTCACTATCTTCGAGAGGTATGGAGACGAAACACAGAAAAAGATGCTCTAATCGGCGTCAGTATGACTGGCATTGCCTCTGGAAAAGTTTTAAAGCTGGATATGAAGAAGGCAGTCAAGACAGTAATTGAAGAGAACAAACGGGTAGCAGAGATAATTGGTATCAACTCAGCCGCAAGAACAACCTGCGTTAAACCTGCCGGAACAACCTCTTTAACCCTTGGAACTTCAAGCGGAGTACACTCTTGGCATGATAGATATTATATTCGTAGAATAAGAGTTGGCAAGACTGAATCAATTTATTCTTATTTGAAAAATAAACATCCAGAATTAGTTGAAGATGAATACTTCAGGCCACACGACACAGCAGTTATCGGCGTACCCCAAAGTGCCCCTCGGGGAGCAATTCTCAGAAACGAGAGTGCCCTTAGTATGCTTGAGCGTGTCAAGAAGATTAGTACCGAGTGGACCAAGACAGGCCACAGAAAAGGACAGAACACTCACAATGTATCAGCAACAGTAAGCATCAAAGAAAAAGAGTGGGATGACGTTGGCGAGTGGATGTGGGAAAACCGCAATAGTTACAATGGCTTAAGTGTCCTTCCCTACGACGATAAAGAACATACCTACGTTCAGGCTCCTTTTGAAAGCTGTACCAAGGATAGGTACGAAAGTTTGATTGATACGCTAAAAGAGATTGACTTAACAAAAGTTATAGAGTATAATGATAATACGAATTTAACTGGAGAGCTTGCTTGCGCTGGCGGCGCCTGCGAGATCAAATAATTAATTGGAGAAAAAATGAAATTTAAACCTTATAATCGTCACATCCTGCTGACAGAAAGAGAGCAGACAGCAGAAGAAGTATCAACTGTTCTTGTTCCCGATTCCTATGTCACCAGCTTTAAACCTTACAGTGTGTATATTGTACGCGATGTCTCATCAGACTGCGAAAAGCTCTCAACAAAACACATCAAGAAGGAAATCGTTGTAAACAATAGTATGGTTGAGAAAATCAGTATCCAAGGCGAGGAGTTGCTTCTGGTGTTAGAAAACCATGTTTACGGCGTCATTGATAAATAATGAATAAAGTATCATTCGCTCAATTGTTGCTGCTGACGTTCGCCCTGTTCCCTTTGTGGATTGTGGCGTTACAGGCTCTTATGACTATGACATCTGTTTCAACGGCAGCGGCATCAGTCTTAATGGACTTAGTTCTCAGCTAGACAAACAGTGGCTCAGAAATATACATACGGTTCATCTCTGGATGCTTTGCAATTTGCCGACCAACACAACACAAAGTTAATACTTGGCGACATAAAGTTTCCACGGGAACACGAAACTGATGAAATAAGACTCGCTTGGGGCCTCATCTATACTAAGCTAATGTTCAAGGGTCGCATTATTGGAGGCGACTCCGTTAAAACTGTAAGAGTAAGCGACGATAAGATTACTATTGTTTGTCGAGGTAACGTAATCAAAAGAGTAGACTATGACGTAATCTTCGTTTGCAGCGACAAAAAGATTATTGGTCTGCCCCCTGCTGTTAAAAAAGTTGACATATATAAGATTATCGATCATATGAAACCACTGTCACTTGTGACCAAAGGCGATAAGCTCATTGAAACAGAAGATAAGTTTGTCTCACAATTGTTTGTCTTCAAGAAGTACCCCACAGACCCCATCAAAATCTATGCGATATCAGAATTGAATGAGGAACAACTGGAAGACTTTAACTATTCTGATACCATGGCCAAATTTAAAAGTGAGTTCCTGCTAACAACGAATTCCTTTCTTGGTGCCCATTCAGGAGGCACTCGCCTACCAATAACCTTAGAAGTACTCAAACGCGAGATAGAGAAAAAAATGGATTTCTATGAAAATTCAGAAAAAGTAAAGTTTGTCTATGGAAGTTAACCCAATAAATAAAAGAAGATTCAACTTGGTCGGCATTGTCCCAATCGACGGACAGCCCCTTGACTTCACATTTCCTTGGCACGACAGCCTGATTCCCATTGGCCACAACTATTTGGCTGTCGAGAAGGCTGTCTTTGACTGTGCCATTGCTGGATGCGATACCATTTGGCTTGTATGCCCCAAAGACATTCAGCCCTTAATCCGCTATAGACTTGGCGATTATGTTGTGGACCCTCACATTTACTTTAAGAACGCTAAGTTCGGCAACTTCCCGAAAGTAAAAGAGATTCCTATATATTATGTACCTACTCATCCTAAAGATGCTGGCAGAAGAAATTGTCTTTCTTGGAGTATTATCACTGGCGCTCACAACGCATATGTCGTCAGCCGCAAAATAAGCCGCTGGGTCACTCCTGACAAATACTTCGTATCCTTTCCCTACGGTATGTTTACTCCTTATTATATGGTGGAACACAGAGCCAAGATAAGAAGCGAAAGGTCATTCCATGTTTCTTACAACCAGCAGACCTTCAGAGACGGCTTGTACCTGCCATTCACCTTCAGCGCGGAAGACTATCTAATAACAAGAAAGAGATTCAGAACAAACGAGGTAAGAGGAAGCGACAAAGACTTGAAACACATTACGAGAGACAAAGCTTACACAGGAAGATTCTTTACTCATGACTTTGTATTTGCTGATGTTTCAACAGAAAACCTTTTCGATGTTGAGATTCCTTGGTACTATGACGTGTCCAACTGGGAGAACTTAAAAAACTGGTTTAGTTCAGAGAATTCACTTGACAGACCAAAAGATTTTATATTATCATATAGTGAACTTAATCCATTGGGGGAAATTATTAATGAAGAAGAGTAGCATACCATTTGCCGGTTTACACGCGCATAGCGGAGTCGGAAGTCCGTTTGATGGTTTGGGCTATCCTGCCGAGCATATGGACTTTGCTTTTGAAAATGGTTCAGATGCGCTTGCTCTGACTGACCACGGAAACATGAACGGCTTTGCCTATCAGGTTCAGCACGCTCAAGATATGATGAAAGAAGGCAAAGACTTTAAGCCCATTTTTGGTGTTGAAGCCTATTTTCTCCCCAGTATCAGCAAATGGAGAAGTGAGCTTGAGAAAGTAAAGCAAGACAAGAAAGCCAAAAGACAAATTGATAAGTCCAAATCCGGTACAACAATTGAAGACGAGAGCACAAAAAGTCTCAGTAAAAGTATTCTAAACAGACGACGGCATCTCATTCTCTTGGCCCAAAACCAAACGGGCCTCAACAATATTTTCTCTTTGGTCTCCAAATCATTTCAAACCGACAACTTTTACCGCTTCCCGAGAATGGATTACAAAATGTTGGCCAACCACAGCGAAGGAGTAATAGCAACAAGCGCTTGCCTCGGCGGCGTATATGCTGGTAATTATTGGGAAAATAGAGACAGTGGCCCCGATGCAGTAATGAGCGAAATGAGGAAGACCACAGAAAAGATGATATCTATCTTTGGGGACCGCTGGTATGGCGAGCTTCAATGGCTCAGTGCGAAAGAACAACACGAACTCAATAAATATATTATTCAGATAAGCAAAGAATATGGAATCAAACTTGTCTCAACTGCTGATAGTCACTATCCCACGAGAGATGCTTGGAAAGACCGCGAACTCTACAAGAGATTAGGATTCTTAGGCAAGGGCAAATTCCCAGACTGGATGCCAGTGGAACTCCCCATAAACGTTGATGAAATTGGCTATGAGATCTACCCTAAGAATGGCGAAGAGATGTGGGAATCCTACAAGTACTACTCAGAGAAAGTTGGAGCTTCGTATGATGATGATATAGTAAGAGAAAGCATCGAACGAACTCATCACATCGCACACAATCGTATAGATTCCTTTATGCCAGACAATACCGTTCGTCTGCCAAGCTTTGTAGTCCCGGCAGGAATGTCAGCCGATAAAGCTTTGGTTGCCGCTTGCGTAGAAGGTTTGAGGGACAAAAAACTCAAGGACAACAAAGAATATTTAGACAGAGTTAAAGAAGAACTCTATACAATCAGCAACACAGGCTTCAGCAAATATTTTTTAACCATGAAGGCCGTTGCCGACCGTGCGACCGAAACACAATTGACCGGAGCGGGTAGAGGTTCAGCCGCAGGAAGTTTGGTTGCGTATGCCCTTGGCATTACACAGGTAGATCCTATCAAATACAACCTTCTTTTCTCTCGCTTTCTGCGGAAAGACACCGAAGACTACCCTGACATCGATTATGACGTTGGCGACCCAATGGCACTCAAAGAAACGCTTATTAAGGAATGGGGAGGAAACACTGTAGTTCCCATTTCAAACTTTAACAAGCTGCAATTGCGCTCGCTCATAAAAGATATATCAAAACTGTACAGTATTCCATTCCTTGAGGTCAACGCAGTTACTTCTAGAATGATGTCCGGGGGAACTCCGATAGCAAAGAAGATTAAAGGGATTAAAGCTGGTGTGCACACTCCAAACTTTGAAGAGGTCATGGAATATTCCCACAGTCTTAAAGGATTCTTGGAAAAGTATCCAAAGATTAAAACTCACGTCGAGGCTTTAATGGGTCAGGTCCGTTCTGTTTCAAGACATGCTGGCGGCGTTGTGATTGGGGAAGACCTTGACAAGAGGATGCCATTGATTAATAGCGGCGGCATAACTCAGACTCCTTGGTCAGAAGGTCAACATATTCGTCAACTGGAACCAATGGGTTTCATTAAGTTTGATATTCTCGGACTCTCAACACTGAAAATGATTGAAGGGGCAATCTCTCACATTCTTAAACGTCATCACGACATTGAAGAACCTTCATTCGAACAGGTAAAAGAATATTATGATAAAAATCTACACCCAGAAACCATTAACCTGAACGACAGCGCCGTCTACAAGAATATCTTTCAGAAAGGAAAGTGGGCTGGCATATTCCAGTTTACAGAAAAGGGTGCCCAAACCTTTTGCAAGCGAGTCAAGCCAAAAAATATTATTGACATCGCTGCAATTACTTCCATCTTCCGTCCTGGCCCATTGTCAGCAAATGTACACGAAAGTTATGTGGAGGCAAGGAAGAACGCCTCAGATATTAAATACGGACACAAGATTGTTAGAGAAATCACAAAAGAAACGTATGGCTTCCTCATCTTTCAGGAACAAATTGCTCTCTTGGCACACAAGCTTGGCAAAAATCTTAGCTTGGACGAGGGAAACTTACTTAGAAAATTATTAACCAAAAAGGGAACCGGGAAAACAAATGAAAAGAAGAATAAGATCCACAGAAAATTCGTTGAAGGTTGTGAATCTAAGGGAATATCGAATAAGAAGGCACAAGAGATATGGCAAAAGTTTGAGTATTTCAGCGGCTACGGTTTTAACAAGTCTCATGCTATTTCCTATTCTATTATTTCTTACCAGTGCGCTTGGCTGCTAAACTATTATCCTTCAGAGTGGATGGCCGCTTTCTTAGATAAAGAACCCGAGTCAAGAAAGGAAAAAGCAATTAACCTTGCCAAGAAGTTTGGCTACAAAATCGAGCCAATGAGCATTAACAAGTCTGGCGTCGTCTGGGAAATCTCTGCTGATAACAAAACTCTCATTCAGCCATTGACATCTATCAAGGGATTGGGCGAGAAAGCAATTGAACAAATCATTGACCATCGACCCTTCAATACTATTGAAGAATTCCTTTTCAATGATGAGATTGTTTACGCGAAGCTCAACAAAAAGGCTATTGACGTTCTGATTAGGGCTGAAGTATTAAATGAGCTAATGGACGAAAGGTTTGTGAACCTTAAACACTTCTGGCACTCTGTAGCAGACAACCGGCCAAAGAACAGAAAGAAATTAGGCGAGGCTATTGAAGAGTACAAAGACACCGAAGACTTTACTCGCGACGAAACTATTGAGAACAAAGTAAATCTCAGCGGCCTTTATCCCTTTGACCTTATTCTGTCGGAAGATATCAGAAAGCGTTTAGAATACTTCTGTGTGACTCCCATTTCAGAATACGACGAAGACTTAAAACTTGCTTGGTTTATTCCTCGCGAGGTTCTTGTCAAGAAAACGCTGAAGGGAAGATACTATTATATCGTCAAGACTCTTGATATTAATTCTGAGATGATTGATATTAAATGTTGGGGAATCAGACCGGACAAGGATAAGATTCATTTGAATCGGCCATATATGGCAAAGCTGAATCATCAGGAGCAATGGGGATTTTCCACCAAAGCTGCGTTGTCGGATTGGAAATTATTAGGATAAAATGATTGACAAGCGAAATAATATAAACTATTATGTATTTACACTTTTTAAACAAGGAGGAAGGATTTGAACTTAAAAGTATATCGTTTGCGGGAAGGAGCAAAGCTTCCATCAAGAGCATATCCAACAGACGCGGGAATGGATTTGTACTTCTGTCCCAACAAAGAAATCCAAGAACAAATAACAAGTGTCATGGGATTCCCAATAGAGATTCGGTCAACAGTTGTTTTGTCCACTGGATTAAAAATAGAAGTACCCCCAGATTATATGCTGGAGATTAAAAATAAATCTGGCATTGCATCAAAGAAACAATTAGTTGTTGGGGCTTGCGTAGTTGACTGCGGCTACACTGGCGAGATATTCGTGAACCTTCACAATATTGGCTGGAAGACACAGTACATTCAAGCGGGAGATAAAATCGCTCAGGCAGTTTTAATCCCAATCAGTTGTTGCGGAGTGAAAGAAGTATCAGAAGAAGAATTCGAAAAAGAAACTCAACGAGGCTCAGGCGGCTTCGGGAGTACAGGAAAAAAATAATGGACCCGTATCTTGCCGCAAAGATAGTGCTTATTGGGTCAATAGTAATAGTAGTAATTCAACTATTGGACATAACAAAAGATTGATGTCTAATTAAAACTGGCAGAAAACAAGGAGAACAAGTCATGTCATTTAAATATACTCTTAGAAAAGGCGATGAGGGGCAAGAAGTAAAAAGACTTCAAAGCAAATTGCCACTGCGGGAAGATGGCCAGTTTGGCTCAAAGACCGAAGGCGAAGTTAGAAACTACCAGTCTCATAACAATCTTGGGGTCGATGGTATCGCTGGTCCACAAACACTTGGTCACATGGGAATTGAAGTTTTCGCAGGGGTTGACGTTAGCGCTTGGAATGGAACCGTTGACTGGGATGCCGCAGCTAAAGCCGGTGTAAAATATGCTTGGGTCAAGGCCACAGAGGGTCAGGGCCACGTTAATCGCGGCTTTGTCAACAGAGTAAAGGGCGCACGAGACAGCGGCGTCATAACAGGCTTGTATCACTTTGGTCGACCTGACTCAGACGCAGGAGCAGATGATGCCAAACGAGAGGCAGAACACTTTTTGGACGCTGCCAGCCAAGTAGGCGTAAATAAAGGAGATTTGATTCCTACACTAGACGTGGAAAAAGGAATGAAGACCGACGACCAATATAATGTTGAATGGTGTCTGGAGTGGCTAAACGTTGTTGAGGCTGAATTAAAAGTAAAGCCTTTAATTTATACTGCTCGCTGGGCCTACGACCTTTTTCTCAAGAGGGGCTTTGAAGGCGACTTGGAAAAATTACTTGAGTACCCTTTGTGGCTCGCTTCATACAATACCGACAGTGAACCAAAAAGAATGATTAATGAGTGGTCGAAGTGGACAGTGTGGCAATGGACAGGTTCAGGCGCTGTGCCGGGAGTCAAGGGCAAGTGCGACCAAAATTGGATGGCTGGCGGCAAGCTTGAGAGCTTGAGAGTCCCGTCAACTTGTGAAAACTGCTGTTGCGTGGAGTGTACATGTCATCCCTAAAACGAAAATTAAGCAGAAACAAAGCGAACAAAGCCAAAAAGGAAGCTGAGAAAGATTTAGCAGCCAAAGTGTCTTTGTTCGGCAATATAGACGATAAATGTCTAACTTGCGAGAAGCCCTTTGACAAACAAGACAGAGAACAAGTTATGACTTGGAACGTAGTAGTGAGAGAGCAAGAAGAAAAAGTTAATTTATATTGCCCAGCGTGTTGGCAAAAGGCCATCGGCCTAATAAAAGAAATGGAAGAACGCATAAAGAAGAGAAAGCTTAAATAAGGAGAATATTATGCAAAATTGTATTGTACAAAAAATTGGTTTTCCAATTGATACAGACTTGGCAGCAGAATTTAATTTGCTGGATGAGTTCTTGTTGTGGGAAGAGCAAAAAGATTCAGAGGAGTTTTGTACCGAGTTCGAAAATAGATTTGGTATCTACCCTGAAGACCTTTGCCGTTTTGAATATGATAGGGAAGGCCATGTCAGAGAACTTGAAGGTTTCGAATGGGATACGGCATATGTGATATTCGATGAGACGCCAGAAAGTTCCAGTGAGCTACAAAAGTTAGATGAAATTCTTGAAGAGCAAGACGTTACCTTAGAGGAGGGCGAATGGCTGGAAACAAACTAGATAAGTCCAAAGAGGACTCAATAAACCATCCAAATCACTACAACATTAACAGAGAGGGCGAACAGGCCATAGAAACCTATGTCTATATTCGCTCTTGGAAGATGGATTACCCTGAGAGCAACATCGTTAAATATGTTACTCGCCACCCTTACAAGGGAAAGTCCCTTCAAGATTTAAAAAAGGCCCGTTGGTATCTTGACCAACTAATCAAAGAGGTAGAAAATGACGTTAGCTCTGACGTATGATGACATACTTTTAATCCCTCAGTACTCTGACATTAAAAGCAGAAAAGAAGTAGACATTGGCAACAATCTCGATAACAAAATATATTTAGACCTGCCTGTCATCTCTTCTCCTATGGATACGGTTACAGAATCAGCAATGGTCACGGCCATTTCTAATCAAGGCGGCATAGGAATTATCCATCGTTACAATTCCATCGAGGAGCAAACTGTCTCAGTTCAAGCTGCCGCAGTCAGAGAGACACAGAATATTGGAGCAGCAATCGGTGTCACAGGCGATTTTCTTGAAAGAGCTTCCGCTGTACATGCCGCAGGAGCAAATGTTTTGTGTGTAGACGTGGCTCACGGCCATCACATACTGATGAAGGAAGCCCTTTTCGCGTTACGAAAATTTTTTAGTGATGATCTCCATATTATGGCAGGAAACGTAGCAACCCAGCAAGCCTTTAACGATTTATCAGATTGGGGAGCCAACAGTATAAGATGTAATATCGGTGGAGGCTCAATCTGCTCGACTCGAATACAGACTGGCCACGGATTGCCGGGACTCCAAACCATCATTGACTGCTCAAAATCTACCAGAAAGGCCAAAATCATTGCCGATGGAGGAATCAGAACAAGTGGAGACATCGTTAAAGCCTTCGCAGCAGGAGCAGATTTTGTAATGCTTGGCTCGCTACTTGCGGGAACCAACGAATCCCCCGGCGAAGAGATTCAAACCCCTACCGGCTTAGTCAAAAAGTATCGCGGGATGGCAAGCAAAGACGCTCAAATGGACTGGCGAGGCAGAACATCATCGGAAGAAGGAATAAGCACGCTCATAGACCACAAAGGCCCCGTTACAGATATATTAGAGAGCATAAAGAATGGAATCAGTTCGGGATTCTCATACTCAGGGGCACGAACGATAAACGAATTCAGAGAGAAGGTCAAATGGGTACAGCAAACTTCGGCTGGCCTAAGCGAAGGCAGGACTCATATTCTTCCGTGACAAAAAAGACACTACCAGAAGGCGCAAAGTATATAATGTTTCCATCACTGGAGGCGTTAGACGTAAATTTGATTCTCAAACTAAAGTTTGATGATGTTACAAAATTCTTCTTCTTCAACGAGTACATTAAAGCTTACTTATCTGAAGACGAAGAGCTTATGCCCTTTATTGAGAAAGTGAAGGAGAAAAGTATGATGGCGAGGAAATTTAGACTGAAGAAAGCGAGGACGATTCGCAAAAAAGAACAAGATATAATAAAACGATTTGGATTGAACCAGGAAGAGATAGAAAACATTTTTGACTTAATCAGCGATGAAACAACAAAGGAAGGTATATAAATGGATTCATGTGTAGATAAGTGCGTGACACAAAAGAAGAAGTGCAAAAAGACACAGTGTAGGAAGTGGATTGATTATGGCGACGACCTTAATTGCACAGTAATCGCCGTTAAAAAAAATGGCCCTATGACACTGACAGAAGTCGCCAAGAGGCTAAAATATTCTCATGTAAGAATATCTCAAATTGAAAAAGTGGCACTTAGAAAATTACAAAAGAAGTTTTTGGAAAAAAGCAACTAATTATTACATTGATTACTGTTAATTAACCCGAACGGGTATCAACAAGGAGAAACTAAATGAGTAACAAGAATTTATTGAAGGAGGGCACGATCCGTCGCTTCATGAAATTAGCTGAAATTGATTCACTGGCTAACCCGTTTGTGGATCGCATTAATGAAGAAATTTACGAAGCAGAAGAAGACGAGCTTGCCGGAATGGAAGGCGATGCTTCTGCCGAAGAAGCTGGCGACGAAGAAATGCCTGACGATATGGACATGGGCGGCGAAGAAATGCCTGATGACATGGGCATGGACCCGGACGACGAAGGTATGGAAGGCGAAGGTATGGAAGGCGAAGACGACCCAATTGCTGAAATTAGCACTGCTATCGCTGATGCTGTTACCGAGGTATTTACGAATATGGTCGAGGACGGAACTTTGGAAATTAGCCAAGGTGAAGACACCGACGAAGTAGACCTCGACGCAGAGCCTGAAGGCGGCGAAGAAATGGCAGACATTGAAGTTTCCGACGAAGAGCCTGAAGAAGAGCTTGCGGAGTCTGATGCTTTGAAGCGCTTGACAACGCCTTGGTCGAAAGAAGTGAAAGCTTGTATCGATGCAGGCGGCAGCGTCCCAGCTTGTGAAAAGAAACACGGGAAACAACAGGCGCAGACCAACGAAGCAAACATTGTTGCCGAGGTTGCCCGACGTGTTACTAAAAGACTTCTGGCTTCACGATAGGTCTTATTCGCTATAAGTCACGACTAACGGAGCATTGATGTATGTGGGAGTTTTTTTGGTTTTTCCTGGGCGCACTTGTCTATAAAATTTTAACTCATATTTTAGATATTTCTAATAAAGGCCGCTTTATTATGGATATTAAACTCCTCGCATTTCAACTCATCGGTCAAGCCTTTATGGAACTTTCAATTGTTCGGGCATTTAGGGACAAAACCCTAAAGGACTCCGATAAGATTTCAGAAGAGCAATTCAAGCTTATTAAAAATGAAGATGAACTTTTTTTGGACAACTGGAAGAAGAGATCCGTTGACAAATTAAACAGTTCGGTCCCCCCATTATATAAACCATATGTTAGCATCAAAAATTGGGAAGAATTAATTCAATTGTTAACCGATTGTCATGATTTTTCTCTCGTAAGGAATACAAGGAGAGATACACATGAGCGACGAAACAGAGAAGACTAAACCCGAGGGGGAAGATTCAAAAGAAACTTTACGAATAAGTTTTGCCGACCTTCCCTCTGAATCAAACTCGTCAAGAACTTTATCTCTTTTTGGAGATTTAGACGAAGAAGCCGTAGAAAATATTTGCCTTGGCCTACTGGCTTTAAAGGACGCACCCGAGCAACCTATAGATTTGTGTATTTCTACTTGGGGCGGCGATGCCTTGGGAATGTTTGCAATCTATGACCTTATGCGAATGGTTCAAAAAACCTGCGAAGTTCATACATTTGCTTTTGGTAAAGTAATGTCAGCAGGAGTATTATTGCTTGCTGCCGGTACAAAGGGTAAAAGAAAAATTGGCAAGAACACAAGAGTTATGATACACTCAATTCGCGGAGGACATTACGGACCAGTCCACATACTTGAAAACGAAATTATTGAAACTCGCTGGGTCCAAGAACAACACATCAATGCTTTGGCCAAAGAAACCAATATCAGCCGAAGCGGATTGAAGAAGATGCTAAACAAAAAAGTAGATATCTATTTCAATGCCGAAGAAGCGGTAGAACACGGAATTGCAGACATCATTGTTTAATATTCAAAATCTCAGGACTAATTATTAGCATGGCAGACCTTAAAACTTTAATAAGTAATTATTTTGAACCAAAAGAATCCTTTGGCTTGGAATCTCTCTTCCAGATGATACACGAAGTAAGGTTCCACGATACCCCTCTCAACGAAGAAGACACGACAGAAGGTTACGATGCCGAATCACTCCTCTCCTACATCCCTGAAATTGGCGTCTCAGAACTGGGCTGGGCGTCCCTAAAAACTGGCGATGCCGGTCCAATCCCCTCAGAACAAAGAGTCCAGCTATCGAACTTCTTGAATAATATTGCTACTGGTGGAGACCTCCAAGAAAAAATTGCCAAGCTATCTGAGTTTTATTCCATGAGCGAGAAAACCCTAGAAGATCTACGAAGCGGCAATCAAGCCTCAACCATTAGAAAAACATTGGCCTATCTAACTTTCTACAAGACCCTGACCAAAATCATTACAAACTTCAACGCTGCCTCCGCAGGTTTTGCGTTTGAAGCGTTTCTTGGCGTCCTGCTCGGAGGAAGCCAGATAGCAACAGGCAACAGAACCATTGCCGACCTGAAGACTTCAGATGGAACCCCCATCTCACTTAAGTTATATAACGAGAAAACAGTCCACGTCGGCGGCAGCTACACAGATTTGGTCAATGACTTGGTACGCGAACCAAATCTGATGCAATACGTTGTAGTGATGAAAGACCTTGAGGGCGAAGGTCTTGACCTTGAGGGAACTTTAAAGTTTTATAGATTTAGTTTTACACTAGACAACGTTTACGACGTCTTAGGCCGCAGTCGCCAGCCAGAAGTCTTACGACTCCCGCAAGGCTTTGTAGACGACCCAGAGGACTTCAATATAGAACTGCCCGACTACTTGTCTACCGAAGAAGCCGAAGAAATGTTCGTCAATATAATCAAGAAATCCATTGAAGACCCTGGCTTGACCGAACGCCTTCTCCAAGCTATCAACTGGGCAAAGAACCCTGGCATTTTTTCTTCTCCAAGAAAGCCAGGACTTTCAAAAATTAGCGTCGGCCAAGGTGGCCGTTCCTACCGTCCAAGCTGGAGTTCACCGCTACTTAAACTATTGAAGAACTTCGCAGTGGAAGAAGAGAGCATGGATTCCAGCCAAGTCGGAGGCTATTTTGAATTGATTTACGACGCAAACGAAGAAGTAAGAGCAAGACAACAAAAGGTTAAGGATTCACGACGTCAAATTGTTAATCGAGTCCTTGGAGATAGATTCTTAGGCCCAGGAGCTTCTGCTGAGTTTTATGCCACTTTGCCGCCAGAACTAAAGAAGGTTGCACTTCGCGTATCCCTTGGCTATGTGAACACTCACCAGTTTAGTATGAATCGTTATGATGTTTTAAACGTCCCTGAGAGTTCAATCCCAGAAGAACAAGACGACGTTAAAATTGGTGAAATTGAAATTGGAGCTTCAAGAATCCAAAAGATGATAAATGCCGTAGTAGACGTTATCAACTCAGCAATTTTTGATATCTTCAGCAACCTGAAGGCGCTAACGAAAAATATTCAAGGATATTTTGCTGGCGGCATGGAAGACGACAAGCTTGCCGATGAGGCAATTGAAGCATCGTCACAGATTAATCAAAAAACAATACAAATAAAATCTGAAAAATAGGTTGACAACCAAAATAACTTTAATATATTATATAGGAAGAGGTATTAATGAAATATTTTAGTAATTCAAATGAACTGCGCTCAAAATTTGAGCACGGTATAAAAACAGTATCAGACACAGTGGCTTCAACTTTGGGGCCAAAAGGTAGAACGGTGGTTCTTCACCAAAAAGATAAGATGCCGTTCGCTACGAAAGATGGAGTGACGGTTGCCAAGTTTATAGACTTAGAAGACCCCATCGAAAATACAGGCGCTCAAATCGTCAAACAAGCAGCCGAGAAAACAAATCAAGAAGCTGGCGATGGCACGACAACAACAACCGTTTTGACATACGCCATGTATAGAGAAGCACAAAAGTACTTAGCAAGCGGCGCACCTCCCATCGAACTTAAAAAGGGAATGGAATCTGCCGTAGAACATCTAGTAAAAAACATTTTAAACGCAGCACAACCAGTGAAAACACTGGAAGACCTTGAAAACATTGCCACTATTTCAGCCAATGGCGACAATACCATTGGCAAACTTGTAGCCAAAGCAATCGACCTAGCAGGAAAAGATGGCTCAGTTACTATCGAAGACGCTCGTTCTGTGGAAACAAGCCTTGACTTGGTTGAAGGATTCCGCTTTGATTCTGGTTACTTAGCCACTGCGTTCATCAACGATGACCAACGAGCTATGGTTAAATACGAAAATCCTTTGGTCATGGTCACAGATGAAAAGATAGAAGCAGTAGAAGAGATGTTACCTGCCTTGGAAATAGCATCAAGAGAGGGAAGACCCTTTGTCATCGTAGCCGAAAACATCGAAGGACAAGCATTGGCCGCTTTGATAATGAACGCTATGCGCGGAACTATGCGAGTTGTCGGAATTAAGGCACCTCGTTATGGAGAAGAGCGAAGAAACATCCTCAAAGACTTGGCTACTTCTATTGGAGCCACGTTAATCTCCCGTGAAATGGGTGTCACCCTGAAAGATGTGAAGCTTACTCATTTTGGAGAAGTAAAAAAAGTTGAGGTCAGCAAAAACCTCACCACTTTAATGGGCGGCAACGGCGACCAAGAACTAATTGAAAAAGAGATTGACAAGCTAAAAGCAATAATGCAAGATACTGATAGTATGACCGAATGTGAAAAGATACAAGAGCGCATCACAAGATTAGCTTCAGGTGTATCTGTCATTCGAGTCGGCGGTGCAACAGAAATTGAAATGATTGAGAAACGCCATAGAATAGAAGACTCTCTTGAAGCCGTCAAAGCAGCACAACTTGAAGGGATTCTTCCTGGAGGCTCAACATTTTTAACCAAACAATCTAAAGGCTTGTCTTCAATAAAAACAGATAACGAATGGCAGGGGCTTGGAATAAAGATAGTTCAACAGGCAATCAATGAGCCGCTAAGACAAATGGCCAAAAACGCAGGAGAATCCCCCGACATTATTTTAAAGCGAGTCGCGAAAGGTAAAGACAACTTTGGATACGACTTCAAAGAGAACAAGTTTGTAAATTTTTATGATGCCGGAATCGTTGACCCTGCTCGCGTAACGCGATGTGCTCTACAAAATGCTGTCTCTGTAGCGAGCACTTTGATTTCTTCAAATTACGCAATTGTAGAGAAGTAAGAAAATAGTTTATACTATTTATTAGTAGGACAAAACACGGAGCGCGTAAATGGCAAATGAATCAGTAAATAACGCAGTAGCTCTAACCGAGCTAAACGGAAAGTTTGACATAATGATGTCCAATCTTGATACAGTCAAAGATAAGCAAGAAGAGATAGCTCAAGACATTGTTCAAATCAAAGAGGCAGTTTACAATCCAGACTCAGGTTTGTATGCCCGTCTTCGCGAACTAGAGAGTTGGAAGGAAACATCTTCGCGACTTTTGTGGATGATTATAACATCAGTTGTTGCGTTGACAATTGCCACGTTGTATAAGCTTGCGCTAACATAAAACTCAAGAGGTTACATGAAAGTTAATATATCATATTCAGTTGAGCTAGATGAAGTTTTAGCCAATGCCTATTCGCTGCTCAAGGCAGAGAAACAAAAGTTTAAAGATAGGGTAGAGGGCGTCAATGACGCACTGAGCGAACCCTTTGAAGATGACACGTTGGTACGTTCTCTCCAAGCTATAAAGCAACACAGGGAAGCAGCAGCAAAGTTTGATGAAAAGCTTGCTGAAATAAGCAATATTTTGCTTGGCTATGCCCAGATTCGCTATCAACAGAAGGCACAGGCAGAACAGCAGACTCAACAACCGAATACCGAGGAAAATGAACAAGTTTAGCATTGGTGACTTAGTATGGATTCCGCAGTCTACCACAGGCTTTATTAAGTATCTTAAGCCGGGAGGATGCGACGTGTTCCCGCACTATAAAACTAAAAGAGCGAACTATGGAATAGTTGTTGAGAGCTTATTGCAAGATTCTAAAAAATGGATAAAAGTTTCCTTTTGGGACGAAACCAAATTGGATATGCTTTTTCGCAAAGAAAATATTATCAAACATAACCTGGAGGTATATAATGGTAAAACTTGTTGAAGTCGTAAAAGATATTGGGAGCGTTCGTCTAAGAGATGTGTTCGTGAACCCCAAGCATGTAGTCTTCTTACGCGAGGATAATCTGACAAAAAAGTTTATTCACGAGAGTGGCAATCGTTCTGACCTTGAGCCAAGTCAGATTTTTACAAAAGTCTTTATTCAAAATGGTTCAGGCGGTACTGAGTTTGTAGTGTTAGGCGAACCAACACTTGTTGAATCAAAACTAAAAGGGAAAACCTTGCTCAATGGGTGACCACTTTTATGTTTGGGCCTTGTCTAAATGCCCATTTTGCATACAGGCCGCAGAAGAATTGATTACACAGAAGACTTCTTTTTCGGTTTTTGTCATGGACGATGAACTTGACTATCTTGAAGCTCTAAAGGAATCTAGAGATTGGTCTACGGTTCCGCTTATCCTTCGCAAAGAGAAGGACGGCAAGGAAGAGTTCATCGGCGGATTCACTGATTTGAAGAAATGGTTCGAGTCCCGCGACAATGAGTAAGAAAGTTGTTTATGCAATAAAGAAAACAGAGCATAAACAATATTTGAACGAACTTTTATATAAAAGAAACAATGCTTTCACCACTCTTCGCGACCTTCTTGAAGATAAGGAGCCTGACGAGTGGACGACTCATTATTCACGTTTGTGTGAGTACGTCGGCGTTCTTTTCCATCTTGAAAACTATCTTGAACAAATAGAGTTAACTTCTGTATGGGATGAAGATGGTGAACAGTGGATAATGACCACTGAAACAGCAACTCAAACAGCCGTCTACATCTCTTCCGAGGCCATTTCCTATCGAGAACTCTTGTTTCACAACACGAGTCTTGCCCTTCATTAATAGAATCTTTACAAAAAATAATATTAATTGCGAATTTTGTTACGCACGCCTATAGTTATTATATAGAGTCTTGAATTTTGGCTCATTCCGACAAAATACAGGAACTTTGTTGTTTTAAAAAGGGGCTTCGCTGTGCTTTTATATCCATTTCTAATATTATTAGCGTTTTTATATGCTAATTTGTTAGAATGGACTGTCCACAAATACTTGTTTCACGGCCTTGGCAAAAATAAAAAGAGCTTCTTTTCTTCACATTGGCGAGGTCATCACCAAATTTGTAGAAAGAACGATAATTATGACGCATCATATACCAAATTCCCGCCACATCCAGTAGTCCTAAAAGAAATATTAAACTTATGCCTGCTAAACTTGCTTCATTTGCCTTTGTATCATATCTCTCCTTTCTTCTATTTATGTTTGGCGCTCTTTACTGTGAGATACTTCTATATGCACCAGCGGAGCCACACGGACGTTGAATGGGGAAAGGAAAACTTGCCCTGGCATTATGAACATCACATGGGAAAAGACCAAGACGCCAACTGGGGAGTGACGAGTCCTCTCTGGGATCACATTTTTGGAACCAGAAAAAAATGGCTCTTGAAGAAAAAGAATTTAGATTAGGGGATTTAGTTATTTATAAATACCCAAGACAGTTTTTCTCTGCCAAAAAGGGAAAGAATATGATTGGATTTATCACAGAAGTCAGCCGCGTTCACGTTAAAGTTTATTGGCAAGATGGTTTATGGTGTTTAGAGAGTCGAGAAGACGTTTCTTCCTTATAAGGAACTAATTAGTATTAACAATGAAACTATTATTTGAAAGTTGGCAAAAGTATCTCAACGAAGAAGAACTCAATGAGGTCTCAGAAGAAGAACTTGAAGATATTGATGGGATTCTTCACAACCTAAAACCAGAAGACCTTTCGTTCGGCAACATCTTTGGTGAAAAGATGCGTCTTGTCACCCCTATGAAGGCGAAGGATAAAAACCTCCAAGCTCTTAAAAAGCTACTCGCCAAATCAGGTTATGAGCCAGATTTTTCAACAGGCTTGGCGATTTATTATTCTTTTACGATGCCCAGTTTGGCCGGTCAGACGACAATCATTCTCTCACAAGAACAAAAAGAGCAACTCTTGGATGGCGATGACATCAAACCTCTCTACAATGATACACCTGAAAGATTTGAGAAAAGAAAAAAGATGATTCAGAAGAAACAAATCAAAATAGGGAAGCTCCTTAAAAAAGGCGCTCGCCTCTACGATAATGCTCGCGCAGCGTGGACAGCTTCTGATGAAATAAACCCAACACAATTCGGTCTGGAACCAGATTTGGATAAAGAATACGACGAAGAAAATGTTGAAAAGTACAGAGCCGCCGCAAGCGAAATGAAAGACAAGTCCAAAAAGGCTCAACAAAAACTATTTGATGTCTTTCACAATGCCACATCAAATGCCGTTTCTGCCTACAACATATATCAAAAATTAGCAGAATGGTGGAACAAAAAGTCAGCTTTCTACCGCGAAAATCCAGAAGAAGCTACCGGCGATGCGACGGTCAGTAGCGAATATTCAATTGTTTACAGCCGTCATCCAATTGACGTTTTGAGGATGAGCGATTACGATAATATCTATAGTTGTCATTCGCCTCCCTCAAGAGGTGACGCTTCATTTTATAAATGTGCCGTTACAGAAGCTCACGGACATGCCCCAATCGCTTATGTCGTAGAAAATATCGACTTAGACAATCTTATTGATGAGTCTGAACTTCCCGAAGGGTCATCTTATCAAGACCTTCTCGACCATCTTGAAGAGAACGACGAAGAATTATTTGAAGACATGGAGCGAGGCACAGGAGCAATTGACCCAGTTTCTCGCGTTCGTTTTGGTAAATATATAAACTCTACTCTCAAAGTTTCCTTAGCGGTTCCCAGCGTAAAAGTCTATGGCAAGCCGTTTCCCTTACTCCTTAAGGATGTAGCGGAATGGGCAAAAGAACATCAAGCCGCAACTCTCGACAAAATAGAAAACTCAAAGGACGCTGATATCAGCCACGGAGACGTGGATAAAATGGTATTTGATGGGGATGGCGATATACTTCTATCAAATTGGGTAAGAACAGGCGGGAGCTACCAAGACCACGACGACAGAGACTCCGAACGGTTTCATCGGTTCCTTGGCGTAAAATCGTATGGCAGCGCCAAGTATGATCCTACTGAAGAGGAATCTTATAATCCCACGCGCCGTCAATCCGAACAATGGAACCATGAGATAAATAATATCACGAACAACTACAACAATCGCTGGCATGCAATGCGAATTGAAGCTTACGCCGAAGACGAAGACGACAGCACATTTATTGTAGCAAACGCCAAACTTGTTCTGGTATTTGATGAGAGTGATTTTGTAAAGAGTGCTTTCCAAGATGGCACCAGAAACGCAATAAGGTATCTTGACACACATTTTGAAGAAACACTGGGTGTAGAGTGGCCGAGCAATGACATTAACTATTCGACAGCCACCGAAAGAAGCGAAAACTATCAGAACATAATGGCTATCTTCGATGACGACGAGAAAAAAGATATAAAATCAGTTGTTTATATAGAGTTAGGAATAGACTTGGCAAAACTTGCTCCAGACGAAGCCTGGAACAGCGATTACGTTGATGGATATGTCGTTCACGAACCAGGAACACTTTCAGATATATGCCAGAGACTGGAGAGGATTGACAACGACCATAAAGAACTTAAAGAATCTGCCACGAAATATTTTCAAAAAGAGGGAATCTTTAAAGCCCCAGCAATTTACGAACTTTCCCAAGCTTGGCATGACGAAAGCTGGTACGAATGGAGCTTCGAGGAGACTGAAAGCGAGATAGACTATGGATTTCCGGGGGCTATTGAGATGTCAACCAATGTTCATGTAAACCTTGAGGACTTGATAAAACAAATACCGATTACCTTTGACCATCAACCCGACAAATCAGCAGAAATTTATATTATGTTTGACGATAAACCCATTGCTATGGCAGCAAGAAGAGATGACGGAGAAGGAAAATTTGTTGATTTTGAAGTTCGCTCCCCAGAGTTTGATGCTGATATAATGAATGGTTTCAAGAACATGGACGATATAAAATATTATGCTCAGTGGAATGTTGCTGCCACGATACTGCGCCCAAAATCTGGAATGATGACTTCACATATAACAGGAAACAAGCGCACAGGCGAATCTACACACGACTATAGTTCAGAAGTAAGACTACTAATGCGCCAAGCGGCAGGCGGCACTGATAATGAATTTAAGTTTCCCAATTCAAGTATGTGGGTAGAAGGCCCTTGGGGAGATGACGAATGGCGAATGGTATTCTCTATGAAAGTAGACGAAGAGAACGACGAAGATATTGTAAGGAATGGTTGGGAGATAGCGACCGAAACTGACGACGAAGACATACTGAAAGAGATATTCAGAACAGCCTTCGCCAAAGTTGCGAAAATACCGGGCGCAAGTATAAAAGAAACAAGGGATTATTTCAAGAAATTTGATTACTTTTAGATTGACAACACAAAAAAAGTATTATATCATGGAGGGATGAGAGTGAAAATAGGCGATTTAGTAAAAGAGAAGAAGGGCAAGCGTTTTGGTGGAGTTATCATCAAAGTTGAACAGGCAACTCAAGTAAGAGTTCAGTGGTCAGACGGAACAAATAAGATTTATGAGACAAAATCTCTTGAAAATATCAAACCCTATCCGTCCTACACACGCTTTAAAAGATAATACTTGACATATAAACCAGAATAACGTATAATTTATATATAAACAACTTTCAAACGAGGTTAATTTTATGTATAAAATTCAATATTTAGATTCTGAACGATGGGTAGACTGCTATAGTGGATACGATGAGCAACAGAGTATGGTTCATGCCAAACAATGGTCTAGCTCAAATCCCGAAAGAAGGGTACGAGTGGTCCACGAAGAAAATGGTCGCACATCGGTAGTATTTTTCATCTAAGGGGGGAACTTGCCAGAAGAAATTTTGATTACTTGTCCCCTGTGTGAACGAGTGTTTTACTATAAACAATTCCACGAAGGTTTTGCGGCAGACTCCTGCCAGTGCGGTAACGTATCTATTTTGTTGAAAGAGGTGCCTGACCCGAAATACAGTAGATATAAGCACATTCTTGCTATCTCCTACAGCAAAGAAAAGCCAGTTATTACAGATACCTACACAGAAGAAAAATAATCCTTGACAAACAAATAATAATAAAATATTATATAGTAAGAAACATTAGCAAAGGAGCTAAAAAATGAATTGTGGTGACGTTCTTATGAAGAAATGGTGTTTTGGTACTGGCCGAGCGAAAGTAAAGGGTCGGGAAGAAGCTGTAATGAACAATAATGGCGAACTTCAAACGTATGTAACATACCCAAAGTACCGTACAATTGTCTTCAAAATCTTGAGCGCAGAAAAGAAAAACGACCAATGGCACGTTGAAGGCGAGCAGTATTCTTCTCTGAGCGCACCACCAAAAAAGACTAATTTGGTCTTGAACGAGAAAAAAGGTGTTCTCTATGTTGCTGGACAAAAGCGCCCTTTCCTAAAGATGGGCGATATGACAGTAACAGAAGAGGGTTTCCCTCCTGTGGGAAGTTTGATTGTAGTCGACAAAAAACATGCAATCGTCACTTCCGTTGGTCGCAACGAGTTGACAGTATATGTAAAAGGACAATTCAAAACTGTTGCCTGTCGTCCCGGTACAATCAAATGGCACTCAGACAAGATTCTTGCGAGCGTGGCTTAGGAGCTAAAGTGAAAAGGTTAAATAACTTTTTCTATCGAGCGATGAGATTCTTGGGAATTGTCTACGTCTATCGCCAAGTGCTGTACTTCTTTCAGTACTTGACAAGAGGATTCAGCGATAGACAAGCTTGGAGTCTTGATATCACTGTTGCAAAGTTCGTCATCCCTCGCCTCAAGCGGCTTAAAGAAATAGGATTGGGTTATCCAATGACGTTCAACTCAATGATAGGCTGGCACCGAGCGATTGACAAAATGATATGGAGCTTTGAATATGTTATATCAGATTACGGGTCAGCCGAATATCACGCAAGCAATCGCAAACGATGGAGTATTATAGAAGCCAAGAACATGAAAAGATTCGACGAAGGAATGAACTTATTTGCTAAACATTACAAGGACTTATGGTTATGAAAAAAGATTTTTATATAAGTGTTTGCGTCATCGGTGTACTTATTATAGGTTGCACGCTTGAACCAAACATCACAGTTGACGTTCCAGAAGGCGCGATTGAAAGGACAACAACTATCAATGTTGAATGGCCAGACGTAAGAGAATACTTCCAAGAGCTATTGACCTTGGATACACAGTGCGAGTTCAATGACTTGCCTCAAAACAATGAAGGCTTCATCGCAAAATGCACTTCAAACTGTTGTTTGTGGATTTATGAAGCTGATGCTTGCGTAGAGAGATGGTGTCTTAACTTAGAAAATCACTGTGGATGGGAACTAACAGATTGGAATTGCCTTGAAGGTCGGTGATATGGTAGAGCTACGCTACGGTTCTCGCGGAGAATTAGAGTTGGCACTTGTTATCAAGGTGAGGCAAAAACTTGATAGCTGGGAGGTTAGCCGCCTAAATGACTATGTTTGTGACGTTTTAACCGTGGAGGATGATAGACGTATGCCTGTTTTTGCTGATGAAATTGTAAGAGTGTTAGATGATGAATGATTCCACAGACAAGTACGAAAAACAAATAGCAACTTTGAAATTAGAGAATAAACGATTGAAAGAAACGATAGTACTTCTTGAAGCCAAAGTAACGTCAGCCGAAAAACGCTGTGCTTGCTTTCGCAATAATCAAAAGCTTAGCGAGGAATGAAATGAAAGTCGGTGATTTGGTAAAGTATAAAAATAAGTTTCACATTATAACTAAATCTTACGGCATAATGGTGACGTTGAGCGGCATGGACAAAAACAGAGTCTTTCGCAAACAAGACTTAAAGGTGATAGAATGAAATTAGTTAGAGACCACATCCCTGAAATTATTGAAGAAGATGGCCGAACTTGTTATTGGCGCAAGGTTAGTGACCATTCAGAGCACATGATGAGACTGAAGCTCAAAATCATAGAAGAGGCCGACGAATTTATTGAAAATCCTTCTTGTGAAGAGGCCGCAGATATGCTTGAGGTCATAAAAACATTTATAGATATCAATGGACTGAAGTTCGAAGATGTTGTAAAGACAGCCAAGAAAAAAGCACAAAAACGCGGCAGCTTTCAAGATGGTGTCGTATTGGGGCAAATATATGAACGCACAGATACAGCTAAAAAGGTATCGTAAAGAGCCGAGAGGACAAGGAAAATAATTTATGAACGATGAAATAAAGGAAATATTAATCTCATTGGTGGAGTACAACAAAACAAGTCGATGGGGAGACGAAAAACTAGGCAAACTGGCAAGCAGAGCACAAGAAGCTTTGTGGATTGGTTCAGGACATAATAAAAAGTCAAGCGACGTTGACCCCTATAGCCTTGGAGAATATAAACACGAGCTTGATTCCTAACATTTGCCTTCGTAGCTCAGTTGGAAGAGCAACGGACTTCTAATCCGTAGGCCACAGGTTCGAATCCTGTCGAGGGTACTTCAATATTTATGCAGAATACACTAAAAAAAGTAATAGTTTGGAGAATAATCTCCACGCTAATAGCGCTCGTCCTTTCCTACCTTTTCTTGGGAGAAATAACAAAAACAATAGCAATGACGGCAGCTTTTGCAGTCACGATGACCACTGTTCATTATTTCTTTGAGAAGTGGTGGGAAAAAACTTGACTTCTAAAAAACAATAAAATATAATACCTATAGAAACTTAAAACTGGAGCAAAAATGAAAAAAGCATTGCAACAAGAGTACTGTGATAAATTTGAAGATATGGCCAAATTCGCTGTAGACAATGAGCTTGGAGACATCTTTAGCTATGCACGTTCTAAAGAGGTATATGCTGCTTGCCGTCTGGGGCATACGATAGCAAACGACTATTCAGGAGCCGATGCTTTTAACCAGAGCGG